CTTTGGGCGACGTCTCCCACACCGCAGCCATCGACATGATCATCGTGCCAATGCGCGGGTTGCGCTCGGGGTCGGTCATCACGATCGGGAGCATGGAATAGCCTGCGCTGTCCCAGGCAAGGTTGACAGCGTCGTTGGCTCCGTATTGCAGGTCGGCGCAATCGGCGACCTTGCTGCGTCCCTTAAATATGCCTCCTACCTTCTCAACTGGCACAGATAGCAACGGCACGCGGTCGCTCCAGAGCGGGTTGCGTCGCGCGCCCAAAATCCGCTGCTCACCTCCATAGAAGGCTTGGCATAAGAGCCGCTCGCCCTTGATTTTGAGCTTGGTGAAAGTCTCGTACACCAGCGCATGACGCGCGCCCTGTACGCCTTTAATGCCCGCCGCATCTGCCAGTGTCTTTGCCGTGTTGACGTCCTCCGGCGCGACCTTCTTCTGCAGCCGGTCTTTGAGTTCCTTGCCCGCGTCGGCGCGGATCGCGCCATCGTCGATCATCTGGTCGATCTTGGCCTTTGTCCAGCGGCGCAGGATGGTGACGCTGCCACCTTCCTCCAGTGCCTCATCGATGTCGTCGGCGGTCACCGGCAAGACAAGAATATCGCTGTCGGCGATCACCTCGACCTCGGGATGTGCCGCCTCGATCTCCTCGTGCCGGATGTCGATGATCGGCTGCATGGCCGGGTTAGGCATGCCCTCGGCCATCTCGGGCGTAACCGCGGCACGCCAGGTGACGTGCCGCTTGCGCTTACACCAGCTCACATAAACGTTGTACTGGCCCTCGACGTCGCCTGCTTTACACAAAGCAGGCATTACCTTCGTTCTCAGCTTTGCCTTGCGAACGTAATGCTCAAGCAGGGAGGCCAACGCATCAGGACGCGTGCCATCTGTCGACGTGACCTCCACATAACGTCCCGCCTGAGGAAATATCTGATTTGTGAACCTTGTCTTTCTTGCATTAACTGCGTTGTGAACAATGGGAACGAAGATTTTCGAATTGCCCACGTAGAATTGTTTCGAGGTGAGCACGCACTTATATATGTCCCAATAGTCTTGATTGTCATTACTCCGGTTCCATTGATCGCGAAACCCTTCCTCTACTTTCTTAAAAACCTCTAGCAGCTCGTCCTTGATCTTAGGACGGCGCGAGATGTCCGCGCGCCGCGGCACGCCGCGCGCCTCGTCCTCGATCTCGTCGGCAACGATGTCTTGCAGCTCGTCTTCGTCTGCCATGGCCGCTTATAACTCAAACAAAAGGCTCTGCACATCCGCAATCGTCGTCACGCCGCCGGCGGGCGAGGCAACCGATATGTCGAACCAAAGCGGCACATTGAGCGCCAGTCCAACATTGCCGCCAAGCACGGTGAACCCATTCACGTCCTTGGCGGTCGACGTAAAATAATGCTGCGTGGTCGCCCACAGCTGCCCAGTCGCACCGGTGCCGTTGGCCGGCGCCGTGCCGACACCGTGCCGACCGGTGATGTTGATCTGGGCGTTGGCCGTGCTGCTGGTCAGCGTGCCGGAGATGATCGCGGCAATGCGCCCGGTGCGCACCGGCGTGATGCCAAAACCGGCAATCAGCCCACAGCCGAGCATGGTGTCGGCAATGACGGTGATGTTGGGCTGGCTGGCGGCAATCCCGCTCACCGCCGGCATCTGCGTCGCCGGCGGCGTGCTCTCGAACTGCCCGCACCAGTCATCCTGAGCGGTGACCGGCCAGGAAAAGTTATAAGCCGGGTTACCCGCGGGCGCGTTGAAACGGCAATTCCCGTGCGTCGCGTCGAGCGCGAGCGCGGCCCAGTAGATGCATGCGGAGCAGGCGTCAGGCACGCCGCGATGGTAACGGTGCCGGGGCCGGCCGGGAAGAGATATATCGCTTCCCGTCCGGCGTCGTCGCCCAGTTCACCTCCGGCTCGTCCTCATCCATGCGCGCCGATTTGAGCACCGCCGCAAAGCTCTCGATGCCTTCCATCAGCACGCGATAGGCATTGACCGCGGGCTCCGCGGTGAGCTGGCCACTTTTGGCGATCTCGCGGTAGTAGCCACCGGACAAACTATTTAAGGTCCAGCGCGCGGACGACGACACCTGCAGGCAGGGCCGCCCGTGGGCAAGACGGTTCAGGAGTGCAGTGATCTCCTGACGGCCTACCGCCGGGTCGCCGCCGCGGCTGAACTCCACGGGGACGCTCCGGCACGCCGCCCGTAGCCCGTGAACGGAGTAGGAATTAAAGTGGATCGGCGGCAGTAGCAGGCGCAGCCTGCTACAGCCGGTCTCCATCGTCAACTCGGTAATGATCTCGGCAAGACAACTTGCCGGCTCGCCCTCGCGCACGCGATCGGCTAGGATGTGCAGCGCGCCCTCGTTGAGCTGCATGACAGCTCCGGTCGTCGCGCGGCTGTCGGTATTCACCGCCAGGAAGGCGGGCTTGGGGTGAGCTGCCAGCTCGAACGCGACATGCGCATTATTGAAATTGTCGTACATGGGCTGACCACCGCGGAGCATGAGCGCATACGCGAGCGCATTTGGGATGTCGATCCGGCCGGACGGGAAATTAAGGAACTGTTCACGGGCCTGACTGCACTCTTTGGCGAACACGATTTCCCCGGCCTTAAAATACGGCTGCAGACCGGTGATGAAACTCAATTTACCTTCGGGCGCTTTGACCGGTCGTATGGGGATTGAATAGCCGCGCTTGAGCTGCTCGTGGCGCAGCGGCTGCAGGATGAACTCCTCCAGCCCATCACGCTCGATCCCAATCAACACCGGGGAATAGAGGTTGTCGATCTTGAATATCTCCGACACAATCTGGTCGGGTTGCCAGAAACCAGCGTAGGCGTCCCACACAATCAGGCGGTTCGATAACCAGCTCCACACAGCCATCCCAGTACTCGCACTCGAAGCTTTTACCGACCGTGCCGGATCGCACATGGCGTAGACAGCGTGCCAGGTGCGGACAGTCGGCTCGACACGAATCAAAGCGTCCGTGAATGGTTTGCTGGAGGGGTCTTCCGCCTGACATAGATACTCCTGCGCAAATGAGTGGGCCATCCCGAGCCGGGCGTAGTCTGCGCGCTTGCGCTCGATCTCCGCAAGCGGAAACCGCTCCGGCCAGGTGGGCACGTTCTCGCCGTTGACGATAGGATAGGTGCGCGTGAGCCAGCCGCTGTCCGCCGCCAGCTGACAAATGACGGAGCGGGGGTGCAGCGGCGTGCCGTTGATGCGGATCAACGCGCCCGGCTCGAGCGCGGGCAGGACGGTGGCTAAGAGCCAGGTCTTGGTCTTCTCGATCGCCTCCGGCGAGATGACGCTGTCCTCATTCTCGATGTCGTCGGCGAAGCAGCGATCGGGGCGAAAGTCAAGGTGCTTGCTGCCGCGCAGCGACTGCCCGCGCCCGAACGCCTGCACGATTGCGCCGTTGTTGAGAACGATCTTGCTTTCACTCCAGACCGGGCCGACCTGATTTCCAAAGATTTGCTCGATCTTGTCGTTGCTCTCGATCTCGTGCTTGATGGCGCGCAGCCGCTCGACCGCGCGCTCGTAAGTTTCACCTAAAATTATCGCGTTATGAAATCTGCGCAGTAGGGCTTGGATGAGGATCGCCTCCTCAGCCAGCGTCGACTTAGCGGCGCCGCGGAAAGCCTGGATGAGCACCTGCGGGTGTGCGCCGTGCCACAGGCGGACGATCTCGTGATGAAAGCGCGGGGTCGGTGCCGGATGGCGGTGACGGAAGAGAGAGTGATGCGCCAGGACAGGGTAGCGCATCATCTCCGCGATGGTCTGCTCGCGATCGGTCGTCGGCGCTTCATTCATTGAATGAAGCGTACAACATCCGCCTGGAATTGTGCAGCCGTGTTGACGACCTGCTTGCTGCTACTCATCATTCCCTCGTAAACGGCGCGCCGCGCAGGTTGGCATGAAAGTAACCTCCCGGTGACGACGCCGATCCTAAGCCATCGGCGAGCGACTGATCAATGTTGTAGTAACGATAGACGCGCCCGCCGTGAAACTGGATGCGAAGCTCCTGGGTCTCAGGATTATAGTTGTATGCATCCAAATTGGACGAGCTAAGCGGGCGCCACCGGCCGTAGCCGGCCAGCGGGTCGTCGTAGATGTCGCTCATTTGACAACCCAGTTCTGGAGCGTGCGCAGCGCGAAGAACACCGCGCAGGCGGTGAAGAACAGCAGGAGGGCTTCGAGGATCATTTGCAAGCCCAATATTCTCGGTAATAGGGCAACATGTGCAGTTCCTTGAACCATTCAAGATAGGCTATAGCATTCCGGAGCAGGGCAGGATCATCACGAAAAGCACCGAGACCAGTGTTGCACCCATTGCAGAGTACCGCACGCGGCATTTTAGCCGTATGACAATGGTCTAGCCTCAGGTTTTCGGCTGATAGGCAGATCATACAATAAGGCTGACTGGCAAGAAGCCCTGCACGTTTTATTTTAGGAAATCCCCATTTTGTGAATTGCTTTTTTCTGTTGTTACGGGGGGCGTTTTCACAAGAACGACAAACAGAACGAAAACCAACATGGTGCCCTTTCAACGGACGAAAGTTTTCGATCGCTAGAATTTTCTCACAACGCCGGCATTGTTTATTTTCTTGAATTGCCCGTCGCTCACGTGGGTAGTACTTTAACCCTTTTGCTTCTCTGCGCTCTCTGTATTTTTTCCTCTCGTAGGCGCTGCGCTCGGCGTAATTATTCCAGTCAATGTTAAATCGCTTCGGTCGTCCACGTTTTGCCATTTCCCAGCTCCTAGTTAAAGGATGATACTATATTCTCAGAAAATCCCGAAAACAAGCGCGATGTTAGAATGACGTCCCGCGCGGCGGGGGGCCGTCCCCCGGCCCCCGCCTTTTTCCCAAGTTGTTTCAAAGGCTTACAGCTATGCGCGTTGCGCATGCCATGCGTGCAACGCATGGCATGCGCAACCGCAAGTGTATTATTTTGTCGCGCGCAAGCGCACCGCCAAAAGTCCATCGCTAGGGGGGAGGGGTCTTTTGATTTGTTTATTTGATCCTCAAACAAACATTTCAATATACCTTCGAGAAACCCTTATAGAATGGGCGTAAGTGAGCAGGGGCAGATAGTT